TACGATGGAATTTTCTACAGCTGGCGACCCATGGATCTCCCAGAATGGACTGTACTGAATGTTAAAGAATTGTGCGTTTTGATATCCTTTTGTGATATGTGCGAAACAGTGATCCACAATTAAATTTTTTCTCGGAATAACTGAGAACTTCTGCCCATTGTCATCTTCATACAAGAAATCAGCCATTTTAGCTGTAATTCCATTTTTATCAATTGTTACTTTATCTCCACTGATTTTAATGACATCGGCGTCTATCCCTTTTGCTGTTAGCCATTTCACAACGGTATCAGCGTTGATATTTAGCTTGGCAACATCAATTGTAATTTGCTCTGCTGTTTGATTAATAGATGAAATAATATCGCCTTTTTTGACTGTAGAATTAATTTGATTAGACATTAATGTAATAGAGCTTTCGTGCTTTTCCACCATTGCCTTACTTCCAAATTGACCATTTGCTTCTGTTTTAGTGTATACATCCGTTTTCTCTGCTTTTAGGTCAATACGATTAGATTGCTGATTGATTGTAGTTTCCATTTTAGAAACTTTACTATCAAAATCAGCAGTCGCTACTTTCTTGGCGATCTCACCAACCAGAGCATCATAGTTTCCTATATCTTTAGGGTTTTCCATGAATGTAGAAGGAGTTGAACCTTGTTGTAGCATTGGTTGAGAAACCCACATTCTACCGTTTTTACGTACCCATATCTCTGCTCTAATATGAGTTACATCTTTGTTTGGCATTCTTAAATTAACGCTTGCGAATACCCAAGAGCCATTGACTAATAGTGGCTCAAGCTCTGTTTGTACGAAGTCTAGGGCTGTGTTACCATTCCACAGTTGCATTTTAATGACTCCGCCTTGTCCTTCAAACAATGATTTATTGTCTGTATAAAACCACGCTGAGTAAACATACATACCACTCCTGCTTGTCACAGGTATTATTTGATTAATTCCCGCGTATACAGGATTGGTTTGTCCTGTCTTCTCAATCTTTGCAGAGTTGTAGCCGTCATGATGTCTCGCAACATCTACAGTTACTCCAGCAGGAACTATCCATTTATCGAAGCTAGGAGTACGATTGGTAATTGCACCAGAGTTCTTATCTATGTCTCTCTTTTCAAATGCAGTGTTAAGTAACATATTAGTAGAACCTAATCCACCTACATAATTTTGCATTTGAGTCTCAGAAACTTTAGATTTAATTTGATTATTCAACTGCGTGATATCGCTTGTGTTTTGCTGAATAATAGCCCCTTGCTGCCCTTGTGTTTGACTTAAAGAATTAATCGTCTGTTGATTGCTATCCACTGTTTGCTTAATCACATTAGTTTTAAGTGTCAAATCATTAAGTCCATGCTGAGTAGAGAAGTCACTAGTAGATAAGTTCCACCCTGTAACACGTTCTCCCAACTCGGCCTGAGGCATTCTGTAGTAAATATCACCATTATGGAATAATGCTAGCCTCATTCCACCTTTAACAATACCTGTTGTAGTTGGCTTTAATGTTCTTACAATACGAGTCCATTTATTTGCTGTAAGGTCTGCAATTTCCCCTGCTGTAAGTGTTACATCTTGATATTGTACACGTGTACCAGAAGCATTGTAATACTCCATAATGAAAGCCATTTTTGCTTTTAAAGTATCTATATTTGGAATTTTCATATAAACACTAAATGTATACTCTGTATTCAATGTAACAGGGAATTGTGACGAATAAGCACTTACAATATTGTTAGGGTCTGTTTCTGCTAAAGTAGTACGATTAATTCGAATTACTCCTGCACGTGACTCGTCTGCCCAAGGTTCTTGGTAGCTTGTTAAAGAAGAATTTGTGTAAGTCCATCCTAAAGGGAGTCCTGTATCTCTTTGTAGAAAGTTTGAGTTGTAAACTAAATTTGTCCCTACTATGCCCTTGCTCTCGATAGCTGTAATAGTAGTTGTAACACCATCCACACTTTTCTTCATCTCATATGTTGATTTGCTGAAGTCTGTTGGAACAGAACCTTTTTCTAGTTTAGCTTTCTTGAAACGGAACCTTTTCCCTTTAGATGCTTCATTTCTAGCAAAACGAATCCTAAATCCCCAACCAGTAGCACGATCATCGATTTTAAACGTCCATGACTCCCGACGCCAGTCTTTAGGTGGCACAGGCTTTTGTACCGACTCGCTCCACAATCCGTTAATGTATTGAAATAAAATAAAATCTAAATGCACATCATTTTGAAGGTCTAAAGATATTGTTATATCTTTCCCTTTTTCAAAGTCTCCAATCTTAGTGTTATCTAGATGAAATTGATAAAAGGCGTCTGTATGATCTTGACATTCGATTGCCACGTATTCGTCAGGCTGAACAAATGATGTAACTTTATTCAATAACGCGCCACCAATCATCCCGATTGTTTGAGGTCTTTCGTTTGGGCCTGTATTGATTAGCCAGTTTTCACCACCTACAGTACGAGCCTCAACCTGTTCTAACTTTATTGAGATTTTCCCAGCTTCTTCTTTAATGTCAGTTGTTGTTTTCTTAAGTTCAGTTGTTGTTTGCTGCACATCGGAAATTGTCTTTTTTGTGCCTTCCACAGTTTGTTCTACTGTATTTAATTTATTGCTAATGTCATTATCTTTTTTAATTAACGATTCAATAGATTGCTTAAATCCATCTGCGGTTTGTTCTGATTTAGTAATACGTTCTGCGAGCTTTCCTTGTTCGTTTTGCACATTAGAAACAGAAACATTTATACCTTTAATATTCGTCTCAATTTCTACTGTCTTATTAGTGAAATCAGTTGTAGTTACTTGATCTTCTGGTGCTGGTTGCCATTCGGTAGCAGTATTACCTATTTCAATTTGGAAATTAGATATAGTAATTTTTGCTCCAGTTGTGAAATTATCTAATCTCATATTTACAGCCTTAAAAGCACTACCATTAATCGTAATTACACCCAAATATTTTCCGTTTAAGTTTTGAGGAGAAAATGTAATTTTAGATGCAATAAGGGGATAAGGATTACTCCCTTGCATATACATGGTACCCGATGGTGTCGTTGTACCTTCAACTTTCCAATCAAAAGAAACACAAATTTCCTTATTTAGAATTGAACTAGAATCCCCACCTGCAAAATTATAAATATTTACAGTTTGATTCGCTGTATTATTACCAATTACACTAGCTGGGATTGATGTGCCAAGAACAACATTTCGTCCACCGATTTTTGTATTATCTACTTGCGTTTTAAGTTCTGTAAGGGTTTGTTTCGTCCCTTCAGCGGTTTGTATAACTTCATTCGTTTTCTTTTCAAGCTGCGATAAACCATCATTCATTTTCGTTAACTCTGCCTTCTCCGCTTTCTGTGTAAGAGCTTCATTCGTTTGACCAATAGATGTATTAATATCCTTGAATTTCTGTACGTTCCCTTGTTTATCAGTTTCATAGATTTGTTTACCTATGAAACCATCTTTAATTTCATCTTTCGTATAAACACCAGATTTATCAGCCTTATCTTTCAACTGATTATCAATCCAGGTTTGATCCACTTTGCCATTAACTTGCTTTTGAACATCCACTATTTGTCCAGCTATTTCTTGCGCTTTACCTTCCACACTTTGAACCTTTTGATTTAGCTCCGTTTTAGCTGTTTCAATATCTTTCTTAACATCTTTAATACTTTGCTGCAATGGTCCTGTATCAGGGACGACAGGTTCCCACGCTGTGCCTGTCCATATTTTTAAAATACCAGGCTTACCATTACTAATATCACGCCATAGTGTTTTATTAGGTTTAAGGTTAATAGTAGGTGGGTTTGCGTTTTCTATAATCTCTACAAGGTTCTGTTCCATGTATTCTTTAGTTTTTGTTGCTATATCTTTGGCAGTTTGCGATTCCGTTTTCACAATTTCAACTTGTTCATTTGTTTCTTTTACAAGTTCTTCTAGTCTATCTAGCAAACCCTTATTCGCTTTTCCAGCTAGACTGCCCATAACTTGTGCATACATCCGATCTAACAGACTTCTCGTATCTTCCACTTCTTTAAAGTCACCAAAATAATATTTATCATTGGCTGCATTTGTATCACATTCATCCGCTGCGATAAGACGCGCTTCTAAAAACAAAGGTGGCGTAAATTTTGTATCTTTGATATGGACAATATCGCCCTTATTTACTTTTTCATGAGATAAACCAAATATCTTTTCTAATGCAATTGGAGCTACTTCATACTGTACAGTGCTATTAATACGTTTCTTTAGTTCCGCTTCCGTCAATTGCTTTAATCTTTCAGCTGACATATTTTGATCTTCTGTTTGCGGGCTATAGATGTCATATTTGTGTGAACCATCTTCTGTCCAACGTTGTAAGGAATCTGCATCAGCGACGTATAACTTCCCGCCATTTATCTTTTCAAAAGTTAGATACTCACCTGTTTCTTCGTTAAAAGGTCCAACCCCAACTAATGCAGAAATCGCATCTTGTGAATTTTCAATACGGCGTATACCTTGTAAATCCTTTCCTAAGACAATTTCTTTTCCATTGTCCCTGCCTACTTTACGTACCATATCTACGTATCTACCAACGATAAACGAACCTTGTACTTCTGTACGGAATCGGATTTCTAACTCAAAGGTACTTACTATTGTTTTAAATAAATCTAATGGGTTTGTAAATTCTTTGATATGAACCGTACGGAAACTTGCATATTCCGTTACACCACGTTGCCACTTCGTTCCTTCTAAAGCGAAATCCAGCCATTGATTAACTGTGTATCCTTCTAAGGTTTGTGGTTTAATTACTTTTGCTTTTTTTAATTTCGTATGTTCACTTAGCGCATATATTTTTTTAGAACGATCTATAGAATCTTGTTCGCTTTCGTTTATCACATATGAAACAAACGACCCATCACGAACACGCTTTAACACTATATTTTGTTGCATTAACTTTGCTGCTTTATGTGTACCATCTGAAACCGTAAATTCAAATCGATCTACATTATTTTTCAGTTCCCATTTACGAAAATCATCCCAATAGTCTTGTTCTTTAATTACTGCAATAATTTGTTCTGTTTTAAAATCAAAAATGTGCAAATCATTATTACTCATAGATATCTCTCCCTGTATGTCACTTCTACTTGTCCGATGTCAGAAGGAAAAACTTCAATTTGATTCATTCCTTTTTCTACATTTATAAAATCACCAAATAAATCTTTCGTATAAATTGCATCCTTGCCATTAATCTTGATACTTGCATCTGCCGTATCAATTTCCACTACATCACCTTTTCGTACGATATAAGGTGCTTCAAGAGTGGTTGTTTTATTGAATTTCCAAACTTTGAAATCATTCACAGAAGCATTTAAACTGGGAACCTCTTGCCAACCGCCAATATGAACCATAACTTGTGCTAACTGATTCTTAGAATACCTTTCATCCACATCAAAATACTCACGATACGATTCAGAATCATATACACCACTCGCAAAAATACGAGCAATATCAGCCACCCAAAAGTTTCCCACACGAGTAAGCCGCAACCGACCAAAGAAATCATTCCAAGTCCAAGGACAATCACCAGTAGTAGAGATAATATGATGCCCCTCGTTAATCTTCCCAGCGCGTATCTCACCATAATTACAAGCTACATTTACATGAACCTCAGCCATCGACAGTTTACCTATAACATCAGAATTCACATCCAAAAAATAGATTTCTACGCGCCCCATAGAATGAGCACTATTCTGATTCCAACACTCAACAATCGCTTCAACAGTAAAATCCTGTAGCGGTTCCTTCAAACTCTTCCTAGCAACCCCACCATGCCATTTACTACCCGCACCAAAGTTATCAATAACAAAGCGATCACCATCTGACTTTAGAGTTCCCGTGTTTTCACCTTCGTCAGTGTTCGGTCCGGTTTGAGTCCAACCAACCATTGTTTTCATTTCATCGTGCATAACAAGCTGTTCTTTTTCGACTGTTCGCTCTTCCACAGAAACAGGATATCCCATACGAAAATGTTGCGTTTCTTCTTCCTTTTTTCGTGAAATATCAATAAAAGTGGATGGATTTTCCACATGAATTGTGAAATTAGGATCAGAATATTTACTCCCATTATTCGATATATTTGTGATTAATCTACTTCCCTCTAATCTGAAATCTATATTTCTATTCGGGCCTAATTTATAAGGCATTGGACAAATGAACTTTAAAGTACCTTTTCCTAGACTCACAAAATCATCAACATTAAAATCTTCATCAATAACAGCTATATATGTTCTATCTAGTTTTACATCAAAAACTAACTCGGCAGATTGTTCAGTAATTAACCAAGACGCTATTTCTTCTTTTAACGTTTCTAAATCTGCTCCATCTGGAACGATAATTCCCACAGGGACAAGGAGTGGACGAGGGTCCGTTTCTGTTCCTAATAATCTTGCGCCAGGATATCCAGGTGTTTTAAAAAAATTCCGTTTTACAGGTGCCCATGTTGGCGGGCTCCATCCTTTTTCTATTTGGATATATCCCTTACGTTGGTTGTTAAAAGTAAAAGTACTCATTTCAACACCTCGTTTCTCTATAAAATAAAAGAAACCCAAACCTAAAAGGCTGAGTTTCTCTTGTTTTCTCTATCTTGATACTCAGTTGTATAACGATAAGTACCGCGCGCCACGTCTCTTCCTTCTAAATTTACAGGTACTTCAATAACTAAATCTCCACCAAGCATTGGAATGACTCCACCGCCAGATGATCCGAAAGAATTATTAATGACTTGATTTGATACACTATTTGTCATGGCTTGTCTACTATTCGACATACTTCCATACACACCACTCATGACAGACTTTAATCCTGATAACTGACTCACAGAACTAGCCATCATACGGCTCATATCGTCCATTAATTGATTTATTTCTCCTGATATAGCAAATTGTTGTCGCGGCATGGCTGCTACTATTCCTGCACCAATATCTCCGAGTGTCTTTTTATTCAATGGTAAAACCGCTTCTTTTCCGGCTTCTCCTGCACCTTGCAAGTTTCCACCATTCATTCCAAAGATAGTCGGTTTAGTGAAGATACCACCTTTTGCACGCCAATCTATATTAAGTCCAGAAGGGAATGTAATATCCTTCCCTAAAATATTTTTCGTACTAGTTTGCAAGCTAAAGTGTGGAAGAGGTGGCATTTCAGGTTTAGGAATTTTTAACTTCAAGTCACTAAAGAAGCTCTTGATCTTCCCAATAAATTTTTCTACACTGTCAACTGCATCTTTAATTGGATCAATAATAAAACGTTTAGCTGCTTCGAATTTTTCTTGTGCTGCATTCTTTACGGAATCAAATTTTTCTTTCGCTGAATTATATAAATCAGTAAATTTTTGTTTTGCTGAATTGTAAGCTTCAGTTACTGGATCAATCACGTATTTCTTTGTCAAATTCCAAGCTGTTAGCGTATAGGATTTTATAGTTTCCCAGTTTGATAATATCCAATTAGCCAAATCTGAAAGTTTTTGCTTGGTTGTATTCCACAAGTCTTGAACAGGTTGAATAACATATTCTTTTACCAAATTCCAAGCTGCAAGAGTATATGATTTAGCAAGTTCCCATTTCGAACTTAACCAAAGAATTAAATCGCTAAATTTTTCTTTTACAAAGTTCCAAGTGTCTAGGACAGGTTGAATGATATATTGTTTAAATAATCCCCACGCAACTTGCGCTACCGCTTTTGCAATTTCCCATTGTGTACCAAGCCACGTAACCAATTCACCAATTTGTTTACTCACCCAATTGTAAGCTTCTTGGATTGGTTGAATAATATACTGACTTATCGCTGCCCACGCAATTTGTACCCCTGCTTGGATTAATAACCAACCAGCCTCAAGGACTGTAGAAATCAATGAAATGATAGGGTCTAAGACCGTAAGTACAGTATTCCACGTTTCCTGCCAAGCTTGTACAAGTGTCCCCCACAATTCATAAGCTGTTGTAACTAAAGATGACCACCAGGAAGAAGCCGTTTCAACAATTCCGGACCATAAACTACTAAAGAATTCACCTATCGGATCAAAGAAACTATGCATCATTTCAGTGAATGAGGCCCAAGCTCCTGAAAAGAATTCAACAATAGAATTCCATGTAGTACTACATATCTCGCCTATACCTGTCCATAAATCGCTAAAAAACTGGCCTATCGGATCAAAAAATGCATGCATTGTTTCCAAAAATGAATTCCATGCTTCACTAGAGGATTGAACGATGCCATCCCAAAGTTCTATTAAATATTCTTTAATAGAATTCCACATATCTATAGTCCATTGTTTTATAGAATCCCAATTTTTATAAATAGCAATTCCTAGAGCCACTATAGCTGCGATAATAATAGGGACAATAGCAACAAGTCCAGCTGCTGCTAAAGCTCCAATTTCAAAGAAGCTCATGACTGTCATGACTATAGGAGCAAGAGCCATAATAGCACCTGAGATTATACCAATAGCCATTGCGACAGCTGTTAATGTGGCTGCTAACTTTGGATTGTTTGAAACCCATTCAGCTATTTTGGAAATAACATCCGCTATGACACTAAGAACTGGCTGAAGCGCAACTTGTAAATCCTGCATCGCTTTTTGAAATTTAACTGCTGGATTTGCATCCATTTTTTTAATAGAGTCATTCAATTTATCTTGTTGTTTTCCAAAATCGACTGTTTTATCTTTCGCGCCTAGCAAAGTATTAATAATGTTTTGCCCTTGATCTTCATACATTGTCATTTTGTTATCGTAAAGGCTTCTTATCCTCTACTTCTTACAGTTCATTTCCTGTAAGTTCGGCATACGTTTTCACTAATAAGTGTCGCGGTCTCGTGGAGGGATTATATCTTTTCACCCTCTATGCTCTGCCCCTGACTATACTTCGTATAGCCTTCGGTTCAAGTTAGGAATCTCACCTTTCTTGCTTTATACCGCGATTTTACTTCGGCACAATTTATCATCTACCGAAAAATTTAACACCTAATTCATTACGCTTTGTTTCATCATCAACTTGCGATAGAGCTTGTGCAATCTCGGTCATTGCTGCTGAACCTTCTTTACCACCATTAGCTACAGCTTGACCCCATTTTTGAACTTGTTCTGCTGAAATTTTTGTGCCTTCAAGCGATTCTTTCATAGCTTTATCGACACCTTGACCGAATTCAGCCGCTTTTATACGACCTTCTTTCAGTCCATCTAGCAAATTATCGATATTCCAGGTTCCTGTTTCAACCCCAGCTGCCATAATAGCTTGTACTTCTTCAGCGTTGTATCCTGCTCGCGTTAACTGACCACCATATTCGGCAATAATATCTAATTGTTCTGGTGGAAAACCCATTTTTAATAAGGCATCAGCCATACCAAGAGCGCCTTCTTGTGAAATGCCTAATTCATTACCGATTTCATTTGTTTCTTGAATTAATTCAGTAAAATCTATGCCAGCATAAGCATTAGAAATAACAGCTGCACTCTTTACGAAAGAAGCATTTGCTTCATCACTAACATCTTTATTCAAAGCCCATTGTCTTCTTACACCCTCAAGTGCTTCTTCTGCATCTAATCCATAGGCTGAAATTCCTCTCACAGCATCCTCTACTGATTTTTTTGAAGACTCAGGAACATCAAATCCTATTTCAATTTTTGTTTTTAACTTCGACATATCAAGTGCTTTTTCAACAGCGGCTGCAATTCCGCCACCAGCTGCCAATCCACCGATAACATTTTCTAATCCAACTTTTAAACCTTCAAACTTCTTCTCAGTTCTTCCGGCTTCTTGTTGTAAATCTCTCAATTCATTTCGCACTTGCCGAATTGAATTACCAGCATCCACAGATCGGAGTGCTCGCTGCAATTTATCAATATCTGTTCCTGCCCCTAACGCTTCACGACCAATAATTCCAATCGCTTGCTCTAACTGACGACTTGTAGCTGTTCCATTCCGAATTGCATTCACAAGACGATTTCCTAATGCTCCTGCAAAATCATCAACGCTTTTTCCTGTAGCTCTAAACAATGTTTCTAATTGCCTTGTAGAACTCGCTACATTCTCTTGCTCAGCTTTCATGTTTCCAAGTTTATTTTTCAGACCATTAAGCGATCCTTCTGTAAATTCAATTTCACGCCTGAATGCACGATA